TAGTAGTAGCGGCGGCGGTCGCTGTAACATTACCATCTGCGTCAAAAGTCAAGGTTTTGCTTGCCCTGTCTATTGCGTTTGGTATTTCCAAATCAAGGGTTGTATCATCGGTAGAAGGCGCACGCAGAGACCTTGTAATCGCATCGCCGTTTTCTATTGCCAGCTTGGTATTTTTGTCCAATGCCGATTCAATGTTCTCGGCGTTAAAAGCACCGCCCTGTTCCAAGTCAAGAGACTGCGTTTTTGTAGTTTCACGGATTATATGTATCTCTTCTGTGGTCTCTATGGTTGTTACAGTCGTTACCGTTCCGCCGGTAGAACCCGTGATAGATACTGTATAATTCGTGGTTTCGGCAAGGGTCGTTTCGACACCAGTTGCCGTAACCCGTTTTATTACAGTTAAATCGTCAGTGGCCGCAATCGGAAATGAGAATGGTATTTCTTGCCCCGATGAGCCAGAGCCAGTTGCCGATGTTCTGCTTGTAACATTTGCTACAGTCATAAGAATATTCCTTTATCTTCCAGTTTTTTCTATTCTTGGTATTATTGCACGAACCGTACAGGGAAGTGGGTCTGAACCTGAAATTATTATGTTGTCCTCTGTGCTGAAACCGCTATCGAAAGCAACTGTTTTATCGCCTGTAAATAACTCCGGTGGGCTGTCGTAGACCTCTGTGGTTCGCCAGTCTATATCATAAGTATCCGTACCATCTCCGTATTGGGCGTTGAGAGTTTTGAAAAAACTAAATACCACTTCGGATATTTTCTTAATACTTCCGTGAGTAGTTCCCACAGGAGTTGTAATATCCAGTCTCATCGGAGAAACTTGATAAGTAGATGATAGTCCTATGTGTGCCGTAAAAACTTTAGCATCGGTTGTTACAGTTCCATCTACGACAACCTGCGGTGGGAAAACCCCGCCGTTGCCGAGAATAGATACTGTTTCGCCCTCAAGATGGTCAAGGCCAGTAAACGTATCAAGCGCAGGCCCCTGTACTGTGCCACCGGAGACGTACTTATCATATTGGGAATATTCCGTCTCCGTACCAACGCCTAAATTCCACAAATCACTAACCTCCTCTCCGGACAATTCCTTACTAAATATTCTTACATTGTCAATGAGGCCATCGGCATAACTTGTGTCATATCTCCCTATCCAAACGGCGTGGGTAAGATTTTCTATTGAAACAAAAGAGCCAGCATTTACTTCATTATCAGCATCATCAATCTGCACACCATTCAGATACAACTTAAATCCAGAACTCAGGATGCCACCATCGTAAGTTGCAACGACATGAGCCCATTGATTCTCAGAAGTAATTATACTGGAAGAGTTCCGACCGATAACGCAATCGGCAACACTCTCATCACCACAATTAAATAATAGACCATAACCGGCTGTCTTGAACTGCCACTCAAAATCAGTATTGAAAACACCTTTACTTGCTATCATGAAGTCTGCAGCATCGTGCATATAAATCCAAGCAGAGATACTAAATGGAGTGAGCGCAGGCGTAAAAACGGCATCATCAGCAATTTCAACGTAGTCATCAACGCCATCAAAAGAGAAGGCATTATCTATCTTGCCATCTACCGAGTGAAGGTCTGTGTTGGGATTGCCTGTGGCATCTGTAAATGTACCATCAAATTCGCCTATTGAAGAATCTATGACATTTGATGTAGTAGTAGCATCATTCATTTTCCAGTGTGCAATTATATTTCCCCTACCCTCGAAATAACCCATTGCATCCTCTGTTTTTAACTTAAACGTCAACGCCCCTTTGTTTGCATCTGCAACGGTATAATTCTTGTCGTTCAGATATGTATATCCGACTATGTCCTCAATCCTGATTATGTCATCATCGGCAAGGTCAACTCCATCATTATCAACAGGCCACGAATCCACAGTTACGGTCACTTTGCCATCGGACATATCAACAGACACATCCGCAATATCAACCCTGCCTACCGAAGGCAATTCAAAAGTCAACCCTGCATCCACAAAGAAGCAATCTTCCTGGTCGTCTCCCCAGTCCCTCGGCTGCATCTCTTCAATGAATCTTACAGTTGAGCCGTTTATTGTTCGCTTAACTGTTAGTGTAATTACATCCTCATTAGTACTCGGAGTTATACATATAGATTCCGCTATCCCATCACCGCCTAAAGGATGTTCTGCAAACGCTACGACATTCTGCTCTCGTTCGTATGTCATAGAAATAAGATAAGGACTATTGGATATGGTAAACCAGATAATCGCATCGGGGTTTTTCTGAACAGCGAGACTTGTTATTCCGCCGGAAGTAATATCTTCAGCTAACGCCGTAAGGTCGGGTGATACGTATTTTTGCTTCAACTCACTCCAGGTATATTCCCTTACTTTTCTGGCAACGAAATCCACAAAGATAATTGCCTCGTTTATATTTACCGCTTGAATGTCGGCACTGCCACGATTCGTCTGTTGTTTAATGTCCCAGTTTTTTGGAGTTAACTTTTCGTCAATAACGGTTGACCTGATTCGCCATTCATCACCAGCCGTACCGGCAGCCAATACCTCAAGAGAACTAAGCCACCGTCCTCTGTTGGCAGTTGGTAGGGTAAGTGTAAAGGCATCATCGTCTTTTGTTCCGGCATCGAAATCTTCAAAATCTCCTATTCCACTTAACCATACATTCTGGCCGTCTGAAGTAGAAAATCCATACACCACCCGCTCTCCAAAGAATGTAATTGCTGCAGGATAACCCCTCACGGCAGACCATGCACCTTCAGCCCATCGCTTCGTGGCCACGTGTTCGTTGGCTGCGATTATGGCCGTTGCAGTCGCCGATGTAGTAGAAGCCGTTGCTGTTATCCTAAAAATACTGTCCTGCGTACTCTCGTCCACCGTAAGGTCTGCATTCACCGTACCACCGGTATAAGCAGAAACGAATATTCTGTATTGAACACCATCGGCATCTTCCACGTCTGCTTTCTGGACGTTTCTCGTTCCTTTGCCGTCAACCAAAACTGATGTATAGGTTCGTAACGTTTCCCAGTTAGTGCCATCCTCATTTCTTTGAATTTCCACCGTGGCAGACCAGTTGCCGTGCGTAGTAAACGACCAATTGCCTTTAACATCTATCGCCTCACCTATAATGCCGGTTCCGGTGGCTGTGCCCTTCGTTACCGTCTTTTCCCTTTTGTGGGTTAGTTTGAATAATGCGCCGGTATGACCCGAATCGCCCGTGGTGAACGTGGCTGAAGAAGCTGTGAGCGTTACCGTGCCACCATCGACCATTATCTGTCCATCGTCAGTACCATCAGCTATTGTTTCGTTGGCATATATGGTGAGGACATTGGCAGCCCAGGTCGTAGGCGTATCTACATCAACTGTATAAGCACCATCATTGCCAGTGGAATTGGTAATGTAAAATCTTTGGTTGGCAGGGAACAGGCTTGATATATCAGTCACACTCGTTACCGTGAAATTTCCAGTACCCGATGCACCGGCAGTGGCAGTTAGTACCGAATAACCCGTAACAGCCATTGTAACATCATCATCTTCGGCTATATCGTTTCTTTCAATAAACGGGCCGGTGTCAAAAGTAATGGTATCAAGTGTAAATTCACTTGCAGAGACCCTGGATAGTTTTCTCTGTGCATAAGAAGGATGAGTAATCCACATAACATCCGCAGACTGCTCAAACTGAAGCTGGAACAGGTCGGCTTCGAGGTATGGCGTGGCTATGTCAGTATCTACTGCAGAACCATTGAAGTAAACATTGATAATCTGGTCTGAAAACTCTAATTCGTAAGCTATGGTAGCCGAATAAATAAATGATACCATTCGGGACTTTACTGCGTGGTCGGCAACGTCAGCCCTATATTTGGTTCCAGGCCTGCGTGTTACCGGCCCGTAAATCAACGGTATCATATTATCAAGGATTCTACAGCCGGAAGAATACTTCGCCGTGTCCGCCCTCGTATCAATCAAAGGCGTCAACTTGCCGGCGTTCAGAGATATTACCGGTAGATTAGCCATTATTCTCCCTGACCATATACATTAAGCACTTTACTGTCTTCGGCAGACAAACCATCAAGTTGGTCGGATAGAGTCTCCAGAGTATCACCATCAGCACCGATAACGTCATCATTGATTGAAGTATCCAAAGTAAATATATTTATCTCCGCCGTACCGTCCCAGTATATTACACCCTGACCCAAAGGCCTGTCTGTATCGGCGGGATTTGCACCTGCCCTCAAAAAGACAGTAACGTGATAAACCCCTGCTGCTATGGAATTATCAAATGTACCTACATAGTGACCACCTGCACCATCCTCTGTCATTGCCTCATCATAGTCATCGGCATCACGTCCATCCGTACCCCAAGTCTCATCTGAAGCACCGCCTGTTAAAAATACATTACCATCCGGCTGAAACGCACAGAAATACAGGTTTTTTCCGGTCGTATGATTGTAATGAATCTCATTAGCCATTATGCACTTCCCAAGCGAGAATCTATCCTGCCACCACGGGTAGCTCTTACATCAACCCAAGTATTCCTATCTGCTCTGCCAATTCTGTTTGTTTCCTGCCTGTCCAAAACTCTTATCTGCGGCATTACCATTGCAATTTCCCTTTGGATTGTATCCTGAAGTTTGGGGTCGCCGCCCGCCAAAGGGCCGACAAGTTTCAAAGCCAATCTTAAAACAAGCAATTCAACAAACAGTGGGTCAAATTCCGTAACGTCAGTGACTCTTTTGATATATCTTATCTGGACGGCACCCTCGTTAGTTAAGAGCCTCTGTCCTTCAATAGCATAAGAACGTCGAGTATTCCTCGGTGGGGTATTATCATCATCAAAAACAGACTTCAGTCTCAAAAAGTCAGTAGGAAGTATGAACTGATTATCCCACTCGAAGTCGGGGTCGGTAGTGTCCTGAGACAAAGTAGCCCTGTCAGAAGCAAACCGCCAGTAATGGGAACGGATTAGACTGTCTCTTGTCGTTTCGTAGTGGGTGCGACAATGCTTTGCCTGTGGTGTAGCATCTTTATCGAGGTCATTAAGGCGATTGCTCCCTATTTTTGCAAGGGCTTGGTTGCAAATTTTTGTTTCAGAAAGAGCCATTACGCCCCCTTTACTTTAACCTGAAATTCCAGTTCGGCGGTATCATCGGCATTGACCAGCCAAGCCATACTTGCAGCTTGCTCTTGTGTCATATCCAAACGCTTTATGTGAATCGAATCACCGTTGGTTTGAGTAATGTACTTTACCTGGTCTGCCCTCGTGTAAAAGGTTAGTTCTTCGTCAACTTCAGCCATAATATCTCCTATATTTTCTGTCCGGTAAACCCTTCAATATAGACAAAACACGCAGTATAATAACCTCCAGCAGCACCGACTCCCGTTAAATCCAGCGCCTTGTTATCTGTTATTTTTAACGGCTCTTCCCAATCTTTCAAGAAAAGTCCTTCGCCTTGTGCCTGTAATTGAATCGGGCCAAAAGCGGTAGTGCCAGCCCCATCAACTAATGTTAATCGACAATCTATCATATAATCATTTACCGAATCGCCCACCAAACCCATAGTAACGTGGGTTATATATGTGGCCTTGCCTATACCTGGAGCAGTCTTTAGTTCTTGATTCAAATTGCCAATTGCACCACCGAAATTCGCAGAATGAAAATTGACTGCAAAAGGCGCAGTTTTGGCAATAGGTTTTAATCCATCGCCAATTAAAACCGGAGTCGAAATAGCCATGTCATAGTTCCTTGTAATTATAGTGTTTGCAAATTATTGTCGGGTCAACCATTATGTCGTATCCAGCCTCTATCGCTATTTTACTGAAATACTCATCTTCACCAAGGTCGTAACATTTACCATCTTCGTCAATAGGTTTATAGGTTATCTTGAAACAAGGTCGTTCCAACTTCTCAAGAACTTCTCTTTTAACAAGTAGTGTCGAACCGCCTATCGCTGTGGTCTTTATCAGGTCGCTGCCAAGCGGGTCTCTTTTACTTTTCCACCAACCGTTACTCTTGAACGACCACACTGACCCGTGTGCATCCATTGGATAAATACCGGCCACGATAGGCAAATTGTAGTCAAGCAATTTTTGCAATGTCCCTCCAGGCGGCACAACATCAGAATCTACAAAGTACAAATGAGTTACATCAGGGTCTTTTAGCGCATAGTACACAAAAGAACTCCTGCCTACACCGGCCTCTCTCGAAGCGATATAACCCCATTTAACGCCAGAGCGCATCGCCTCCGCCGAACAGTATGCGGCTGTACGAACATCTATTACGAAGTCCTTACTTACAGGGACACCTATAACAATCATAGTGCCTCCTTAAATTGGTACTTGACCGATAAAATACTCACCGTAAATAGTAAATGCAGAAGCAGCAGAAGCATATACAAACAACGCCTTGTTATCGGTCAGTTTCAAAGGATGTTCCCAATCTTTTGTAAAAAGACCACTGCCGTCCGCCTGCATCTGAATAGGCCCGAATAGAACCGTCCCAGCTATGGCATCTCTAAGCGTGATTGCAATATCAGCCGTGCGACCACTAATAGTAATATGCGTTAGATATAACGCCTTACCAACGCCGGGTGTTCCTACTAATTCTACCGCTGCACCGTTTGCATCGTCTTCATCGTTGTTAAACGATAACGGCCCGGTTACATTTACTGGAAAAGAACCTGGCCCCGCTAATACTGGATTAGTAATTGCCATAATTAACTCCCTCTGTGAGATTCTGGGTATCTTGCGCCATCTATCGAAGCCGTATCTCTTGTTGCCGTAATACCACCTGCATCAGCGACAGCCGTGAAATCAGGCCAGTCACAGTCGCCAAAATCTGCATCAACGGCAGGTCGGGCAGTCCCAACGGCGACAGTGTTATAGGAATAAAACAAATCCGCCATAGCAGTTATATCTTCGTTAGTAAGCGGCCTTTTGAAGGGATTACCCTTAAGGTAATGCTCAAATGCCCACATTGATTCATCTGATTGTGCCATAATTATTCTCCTTTAATCATCGATTAAGTTTCCCCGCTCATCACGAGGCCATATATTCAGTTTAGTTTCGCCAGTGCCTCCAAATATCCTGATTTTGGGCAGGTCTTTAGGTTGTCCATCTCTGTCAGTATATCCAGCCTTCCAGGTGCGACGATTTATTTCGTTCCTATTCGGTGCATCTCTAAACGAAGTAATATCACCATCGTTCGGCCCTCTTGCACGTTTCAGGATTTGAACCAAGATGCAATCCTTTCAAAAATATCCATCCAGCGGGGATTGTCATAACTAACACGTCCGCAGTCCTTGCATCTATGGATACCCCTACCGTTCTTATAATTTTGAAAACACAACCACGAACCGCACTTGCGGCACTGGATAGTTAAGCTGTCAATCGTACCCTGGCTCATTTTTTGGCTTCTTTTCCAGCCTCTTTTATTTTTTCAGCCTGTTGTTCAGCCCACGTCTTCTCTTTTTCTTTAGCCATTATAAAAACCTTTCTTAAAAGTAGGTGAGGGCTGTGAAGCCCCCACCTTTGTTAAATCTAAATCGAAATCTGCAACATAATCAAAGGTAGCGCACTCGTGCCACTTGCAGTCTGGTCAATACAAAAACCAGCAACCTGATGACCACGGCTAAGAGCATCAATAACAGTCCCGAAATTAACTGTACCGTCTCCAACGAAGTAAGCCGTCCGGTCATTTATCGTATCGCCAGGAGTAGTATCGCCACCACCTGGTCTTATCCAGCACGGCCCCCACGTTTGTCCCCAGCAGAAATATGTAGCAGTTACAATCGACGCAGGAACGCACATCACAGAAGTGTAATTAGCATCAACGGTAGCTATGTTCAAGTATCTGTATGGGTTCAAGACAATCTCAGTAAACGGAGTTGTTGCGGCATCGCTAATTGGGCCATCAAAGGTAAGTGTGATATTACCACCAGTACCGGATACACCAACACCGTCGGTGTCGATGATTAAGCGATTCTGGACATTTGCTCCGGCATGACCAGTAACCCAGTATCCACCAACAAGTTCCTTATCAAGCATAACTCCGTCACCGGCAACGCCATCATCACTCTGTAAAGCAAGTATAGTTGTCCTGTCGCCAACAACGATAGTGGCACTATTGGCGATATTAACTGTCGCGGAATTATTTTGAGCGCCTTGGCCATTCTTCAATGCAGTACTTAGGGATTTGCCGTACTTGAATACAGAACCGTCCCAGCGGGCAAATCTTGTCCCAGGTATAAATCTTTGAGTTGCCTCGTCCTGATAAATACCCAGTTGATTGTCGCCACCAAAATCGTGTGGCGAAGCGTCCCAGTTTAAGGGACGAAATGGTAAATTAGCCATTTTAAGTCTCCTTTCTTAAGAGGTCTTGAGGTTTATCTCAACGACCGCTGGGCCTTCAACACGGGTAGCGCCAATACTCATCTCAACGTAAACCTGAGTTGAATAATTCTTGTCATCTCGTTCCGATATACGAACCGTAGGTTCCTCAGAAATTGCAAGGACAATCGCATCCTGGGCAAAGGCATAACAATTAGTAGCGCCGGTATCAGTACCATCAGAACTAAGCAATGTGGACTTGATGAACTTAAAGCCCATAAACGAATCTAACTGACCTTGCGCTAAAGCCTTTACAGTATTAAAGTCGGAACTTCCAACCTTTGTGGTATTTAACATTTGATTGATGTTAAAAGGATTCGTCAGAAAGTAACGCTGACGTGAATCATCAATCTCTGCATCGTCAAGCAGTTGTTTGCAAGTGAGCAATTTGGCGATAGTTAAACCGGTTTCGGTAACATCGGTGAAATTGGAACCTGCGGCGATTATTACACCATCTGAACCAATTAGCCGACATTCGCCAATTGCTATGTTGGCAATCGTAGTGCCTCCGGTATGACCGCCGAAAGCATTACCACCTAACGCAGTGATGATTGTCTCATCAATCGTTCTATTGAACGCCATTACGGCGTTCTGGGCATAAGTTGATTGAGGGTCGATAAGCATTTTTAGCTTATCAACATTGTCAATCAAGTCAGCCCAGTTGTAGTCTGCCATCGACAACTTTCGTCTGGAGTGCGGAGTGGAGATGAGCGGTGTGTCTCCGTGTCGGGCGCCTATTAACTGTGCTACGGTAGCACTGACACGCTCGACAAACAAAGTATCACCAGTAACATCCTCCATCCTCGCAACCACACGCAGCTTAGACTCTTTCTGCTGACTTAACAGCAGAATGTTAGCCTTAAACTGGTCGACAAAGGCAGTGGTTATTTGAACAGACATTAGATAACCTTTCTGCATAGAACTTCTGTTGTTTTTTACAGAAAGGTTATCCTTGCGGGTCTTTCTTACCTCACACGGCTAATGGGTGGCTTACCACCGTTTTTCGGGTTCTCTGTTGAAGAGGTTATCCCACTACTAACGTCTCAACCAGGTCTTTATGCAGGTTGTCTGGTCTTGACGCCTAAAGATTTTAACCGACATACATAACAAATACTAAACTCATTTTTACCAAACACTTCTTCGACACGCTTTCTCTCAAAAGAAGCGCCAAGTAATTTAATTTCTACAGCTACATTAGCACGACCACTATCGTCTGTCAAGTTATATCCGCATACATCACAATTCATCCGGTTTTAACCTCCGGCGTTTTCGCCCTAAACAGTGCTGCAGCTTTTTCAACCGCCGCTTTATGCTGTTCTCTGGTAAAACCGTGTTTGACGTAATCGGCACTGTACGCTTTACTGCCCACTATCTCGTCTATCTGCACCTGAATATCACCTGGCGTTGGAATTACGTCAATCGTTACCGAACCTGCTTCAGCAAACTTGCTGCCAAGATTAGCAAAAGCCCTTATAATATCAGGGTCATTTCCTGCTTTTTGAACAAGTCGTTCCTTAAACTCTGGGTCAACTACTTTTACGCCATCTTTTACTGTAGATGCAGCTTCTTCCATAGCCACATTACCAAGATGCTTCTTCTGTTCAAAGGCGTTGCCCCAATCGGCGTATAAGCCATCTTTGAGTTCTGTTGCAGAAAGTTCGGCATCCTGTGTGTTCTTTGCAAGTTGGGCAATTACGCTATTGTTGTTAAATGCGAATAACATATCGGCCTGCTTCTTGCTCAAACCTATTTTGTGGAACAATTCCTGTGCGGCAGAGGCTAATTCCTGACTATAATACTCTTCTGGTAATTCCTCTGGTCGGGCTAAGTTATAATCAGCCGCCGTCTCCGGCCTACCGCCTGCAACGTAGTAGGCATCCCATTCGGCCTCGCTCGATGCCTCGGTAGGAATAGGGATTTTGTCTTTGCCGACCATTTTTTCGGCGCTCGCCAAGCTCTTCATCGCGCCTTCAAAATTACTTACTCTGTCAAAAACTTTTTCACCCCGAATATCTTCGGGCAATGTGTCTCGCCAACCTTCCCTTAATTCTCCATCTGCATTGACCAACGGAGGGGTTGGTTGTGTTGTAGGTTCTACTACAACGTCAGTTATCCCTTCTGTCATTTTCAGCTCCTTGCTCTTTCTTGTTTTTCTTTGTGTGGGTCTTTACTTAACATTTTGTTTATATGTAATATAACGCTTCGCTGCCCTTCCTTGTACGCCGTACCTAAAGCATTATTGTCAACATAAGTCGGTTCATTCTCATTGCATAAATCAGATAATCTTTCCAGAACCCTCTTACCTCCTTCAGAAGTAAAGGTGTTCAGAAAGTCCATAATCAACTGCTTGGCTTTGTCTTCTCTATCTATTTCTTTCTCCTTTTTAATTTCTTACAGACGCTATTATATAGATGCTGCAAAAGTTCTCTGGGAATCACAAAACTATGTATCGCCCCGTCACACGTATTTACAAACATAGCTATATCATCATCCGGTTCTCGTTCAGCCAAAGCAATGTCTTCTACTTTCATTTTCTTCCCTTTTTCTTTTAACTGGTTGACCGCTATTTGACATTAAATTCTTTCTCGCAATATGGACATCTGACTTTCGAGTAATGTCTGGCTTTTACAACAATCATCAGATTCTCAATTCGGTTATCATCCTTAATTCCGTTTATATGATGCACTTCTTCCCATTTTTCTGGATAACGACCAAGATACTTTTCCATTACAAGTCGATGCTCTGCAATATAGCCTCTTGTATCACAATAAGGATGTTCTGGGCACTTTACCCACCTATAACCATCTTTATAGCAAATACCACCCTTCCAATTTCGATTATTTTCTCTTTGTTGGTTACCAAATGCTTTGCGAAGCTTTTCTCTATGTTCTTCAGTTCTTGGATAAACTCCCGTTGGCATTATTTACCTCGCTTCCTTTTGGCTCCGCCTGCCCTCGCCCCCATAAACCGTTTCGCTTTTGGTGTCAACGGTTTGCCGTGAACCGTTCCGTGCTTGAGAATCTTTTTAGCTTTTGCCTTTGTGATTTTTGCCATTTTATATTTCTCCCTTGAGAATATATCGTAAGTATCCCTTGCTTGGCTTTGCATAGAATTTTCTCATAGAATTAAAAATACTTACATTCCACACCCTCCATAATATATCTTTAATCATTTTATGCTCCTGTTGCTGCTTCCGCTAAACTTCCTTCTTCCGGTGCTTTCGTTGTCTGGCCATAACCCTGTGCGACTGCTTGTGCCATCTCTAAAGCCTGCTGCGCCTCTTCTTGTTCCTGGCGTATTCTGCGCTTCTCTTCTCTTTCCTCCACGCTTGTCATATCCTCCACGCTTACACCCAGAGTCTCACCTAGCCTTCTATACCCACCATCAATATCAATATTATCCGTGATACCAGGAAATGTTCCTTCTAGTTCTGCACCTGTTGCAGCCCATTGCTGCCAACCCCTTGCCTGCTGGCTCTTTAACTCCATAGCAAGCCTTCCGATATATTCAATCTTAAATGACTGCCCCTGTATTTCAGGGGGAAGTGGTGGAAGCTGGCCGTTTCTCAAGAGGAGCATAATATCTCTTGTCACTTGGGGAGTGAGCCATTCTTCCTGCAACCGTCCTATCGGCGGGCCGAGCCTCTGAAGACCCTCGACAAGTCGCTCCCTTATCTCAAGAGTAGTTCTTCTATCACCCTTTAAGTCTCTTAACTGGACAAAAATATCATTAAAGAACATCTTCTTAACCAAGTCCTGCTCAAATTCAAGAATGTCTTTGGTTATCGGGAAATTGCCGAGAGCATTACGGTCGATAGCTTTTATAGAACCTGTTTCAGTAACATAATTTATAGCACCAGGAAATACTTGAACCTCACCCTCAAATGACTCCAATACTTCTAATGCTGGATTATTATGTTTATTTCCATTTTCCGTAAAGTCTTTTTTCATTACTTGTAATTGTCTTACGGCAGGCAAAGCAAACGTCCCTTGCCCACGACCCCAAACTTCATTGGACGATTTAGTCCATCTCGGAACGGCATACGGAAATTCAGGATTTCCGCCTTCGGCGATGATTTCTTTATCTTTCACGCTTACATCTATCGCCTCGAACGGCATATTAAGATTATCCGTAAGAGAAGGGTTTCTTTTTTCGCGGGGTCTCGAAATACGAATGAACCAGAATATATCATTCTGTTTCTTCTCTTCTGCCATTGCCTCCAGAACCGATTTTCCAGCCTTATCGCCCCATTCCTGATGAGCCTGTCTCGCAGTAAAGGGAAATTTTATCATCATTACATCAATACGGCCTTTACTGTTCTCCATTATCAGATATTGGCCTATATCGTAATCTCTGTAATTCAAACCAATACCAGGAACCCATTCTGAAAATAAATTCCCCGTCCCGAAAACACTAATAGACCTTAAAGTCTCGTTAGCCTGTAACATAAAATTGGAATTAGCCCGCTTTTCGTGGGAAATCTCCGTTATCATCCCCAAAGTGCGTTTAACGCTTTCTACCTCGTTAAGCCTCCTGTCGGACATTACGATATTGTAGAATTTCTGGCCTGGCGGGAATAAGTTTATCGAAAGACCCGATGCCATCTCCACCGAAGCCATTACGCCGGTGGGGTCGACTACTTCGGTTTTCTCCCGACCAGGATGTTCTACCCTTGTTATCTGGTTTTCACGGGGAAATATTAAATCGGCGGTGTTCTGGTGCAAAGTCCTGAAGTTCATCGCCTTACTTAACTCTCTATCGTAAAGTGTAATTATATCTTCTGCTTTTTTGCTCATAGCTTATCCCAAAACCGTTTTCTTGCCAGTTACAGGCACTAATTCGCCCGTTAAAAAAGTTTCTTTCCTGCCCCTTCTTCGCCTTAATCTTTTTCGCTCCGCTTCGCCAGCGCCGGTTACGTCCGCTGTCGCCGGAGGAGGTGTTGGTTCCGGCGGTTCCAGAAGCGCCAGAGGTTGCGCCGGAGGAGGTAATTCTTGCTGCCTTGGCCTGTGGAATAAAGAACCCATTATTTATATCCTTGAATAAGTATTATTTGCAACCCTCTGTCTATTCTTTCGACTGCCGACTTTCGCTATTCTGCTCTTTGAGGCTGCCAAAATAAAGTAATTAAGAGCATTTCGGTAATGGTCATTATCACCCTTGTACCTATAAATTGACGTGCCTGATTTCTTATTCGTCTCCAGCACTTTGTACGCCCCGCACATCTGCCGAGCAAACTCCTTGACTTCAGGGCAATATCTCGGAATAGTTAACATGCCAGGAGTAGTTACCATTCGATGAGTGGTATCAAAAATTTCAGTGCGGTTCACAGAAACAATTCCAGTTCTGTCATTATAAACCGTACCTTGCGGACTGTTTTCTTTATACTCACACAAGAAAACCTTAAACTTGGCTTCCTGTTGAAACTTTCTTGCAGAATCTTCATAAGGCCGAATATCCACAACAGCACTTTTAACATTGAATCTTCTCGCTAAATTGTGAATGTCATCCCATGAGGATAGTTGGACGGGTTTGGTTATCTTGTATTGATTAGGATTAGTTTTTACACCGATAGTAATATGCTTTATTTTTCCGACATCAACCCCCATTGCACTCGGCCCATCATGAGAATGTGATATAATATCATTACAGCAACAGTTATAAACTTGCGCCTCGGTAAGTCTATCCTCGGCGGCGATATATGGCAAGCCCAGGCGAAGCCTGTAAACATCTGCAAGGTTGCCTTCGGGAGGATTGGTAAAAGCGTCTAATATCTCGGCGGGGTCGTTAAAGACTGAGGTTAATTGACTCCACCGATAACCGTGCATATAATCAGAATTAGCAGGCACGGAGGCAACCCATTCCGCCGAACCATCGCCAACCCATATAGGAACTTCTTTCCCGCATTTATTACAGCCGATATAACCAGTGCCATCTTTTCTTATCTTAACGCAGTCGGGAAAAGACAACTCTGCACAAGTCCACTCGCCACAATGAGAACATTTCCTGAACCAGTGCCTCTGGTCGGATTGAGAGAAAATCTTGTCTATGCCCTCGCCTGGAATCAGGGGATTGGACAGATACCGCTCCTGCTTAATCTTGGAATGACCCATCCTGCCCAGTGCCTTTGCAATAACATCCTCGTCCATATGGTCAACTTCGTCAAAAACCACACGGTCAACGGGAATACTCTTTAACTTGGAAGATTCGTTGATGTCGGAAATCTTCTGACTCAATCTTGCGCCCCGAAGATAAAGAAAGGCATCATGGATTTTCTTTAATGAAGCGGTATCTGTGCCCCTTCCGGCAGTTTTAACATATTTACCGATAGCCTCACGGTTGGTCACTATCAAGGGGTTGAATCTTGATTTGGAGAATTCCTGCACATCGTCAGTGGTTGGGTGCAAATACAAAACGCCCTGCGCCAAAAACCTGAATATCATACCGTGAAGGGCATCCAGAATCTCAATCTCTGTAAAACCGCCTTGCGTAGCTTTCATTATGCACTTGCGCCTTACTCTGGAACGCATCGGCTCTTCTTGGTATTCGTGGTCTTTGAATGAAAACACAGATGCCTGCAAACGAATCATTCGCAAGACCGCCCAATACCCAGCATCAGCACTCGCTATGTCAGCAGGAGTTAAGTCGGTCATTTTTTCCTTAATCTCTTGGTTAAGTTCTTGCTTCAAATACCAAATCTCGCTCTCCAGTTAGGAAATTGAAACCTGTCGCATAGGGTTCGTATTCAAATCCCTCACCAAAAGCATTACGACATAAAGCATTGTCCAAGGATTCAGATATTCTCTCATCAACCGCGTATGAAAGTCTTAATCTTTCTCTTGACATTTTATTCTCCGTTCAACTGTTTCCTTAATCTTGTAAAAGGCGTATTTAGGAGACATTATTTCTTTCCTTTTGCAAAAATGCCTTCCTTTCTGGCCTTCAGTGACCTACGCCTATTAGCAGTTGCGCGATTATCACGAACCACCTGCCGTATAATATGGTCGCCATTTTCACTTGAGATGATGCGGTAATCTTCATTGTGAACTAAACCACAATCACAGCACTGAACAGACCGTTCACAGGTAACATCAACCCACTCGTAATTGAATCTTGTTATTACGATGTTTGGCATTTATAGTATCTCCACTAATCACTCTCGTAACGAATTCGGTTCGCCTTCCCCGCCTTTTCTTATCTGCTCCGGCTATGGATTTCCTGTTATAATCATCAATCTCTTTTATATTTTTTTGTAGGCTCATTTCGTAAAAGTCTCCTGCTCGTGCTGAAAATAAGCCGTCCCAGCTACACCGCGGTCTAAATAGTCCTTGACGGCGACAGCCTCTTCCTGGGACTCGTAGAGAAGCTCATAATACCTGTAATCCTTAGTGGGACGAACTATCATATCTTTCCTATCTTAACCTCTACTATAAACTGGAAGGCTCCAAAACAACTTGCGAAGTGAATGGCGAAGCTGTTTGTGAACCCCTTTTGTCATAGTCCTGTCCCTAATAGAAAGAACCATATCTCTCCATCTGTCTTCATCATAAGCCTCGCATTCATCTCTTAATAATCTCAAGTCTTCCTTGTTATGTATAGGTATTCTTGGCATAATTAATTCCTTACCTATCTTAACACTAACCATCCGGAATTGTTTCTATAAGCACAATGTTATCTTTTTGTTCTTGATTTAACCTTTGTAGTATATTCATCAATGGCACAAAACAATCACCCAAATATTCACCACGCACTTCAGCAAGCAAATATCTATTTTTTGCGTAATACGACCGTGTGCCACACCTTATTAATAGCTTATCAGGCTTCCACAACAAACAAAGAGTAGCAATACAAGTTATAACTATTACTATTGTCAATATTGCTTTCATTACTTGCCCATCTTAACATAGTCCAGATTTCATATATAATTCTTGCGAGGTAGTGCTATCCGCAAGCCCCGCCCCCTTGGGGGGTCATCGCCTTTTTCAGGCCGCCCTGGCAATGGTTTAGGAGTAAGGGTATGGTCTTCCGTCCCGCAGGCGCAGCCCACATACACGGCACAACCTTACTCCGCCCCATTGTATTCTTGCCTACCCTATTCATTGAATCCCTTTTGGCCTGTCTGCCTTTCTTTAGTTAGCGGACGCCCAAGCGTTGAAGTTGGCTGTTGTCCCGCATATTGTACCGATGCTTTTATCTCTGCTGTTCTTGCATCCAATAAACTAACAACAGGTCTAACGTGAGGTCTTAGGGGGTCTAACGCATCTGGCTTCATTCTGTTAGACCTACGCTTCCGCATATATTCCCGCTGATAATCTGTCTTAGCCTGTCCTGTAAGCACCTAAGCCCCTTCTCGTAAGCGTATAGTGGCCAGCCTGTGAGCTTCAGCCTGCTCCTGCTCGGTAAGCTGCCTGGCCTGCGTTTCGTCAACGATAATCTGCTTATCGGTCTGGTCAAGCTCGTTTTTGCCTAAGAAAATGGCCATTGCAGGATTGCTTTTGGCAAGTTTTGTCTGATAACCCCTTAACCGCACACGTCCTTCGGCCCTCTTTTTCTTTATAAACGTGCCATAATGCCTAATAAGAGTGTTTTTGGCTATACCTAAAGCCAAACTGATAGTATCTATATGGCAGTTATCGAGCGCATATTCCTCAATTAATTGCTTTTCTTCTACACTAAATTGTCTTTTAGGTCTTCCGGCCATTGTTTTAATCTATTTTTAACATTATCATCGGCTCATTCGTCTTTTTGGTAACTAAAACACCGATTAAGTCTTGCTTTATAATGCTCTTATATTTCCTACCTTCAGCTTTGCGCTGCCTTGCAAGTAATCTGCGTTGATGTCTCAAACGCGATTCTCTTTGTTTGTTTGTTAGCTCTTTTGATAGTCTGTTTGACATTTATTTATCCTGGAGGGCTGGGCATGAGTCGTAATCTGCGAGAGTAGCTACTATTGCCTGAAAACTGTCCTCAAGTAAGGCTTTTTCGATAATCTCTTTCAATCGCTTGTTTTCGGCTTGGAACTGTTCGTTTTTGCCAATTAGCGTTACGTTTTCTGCTTGAGATTCATCGTATATTACCGCTATTTGTTCTTCCAGTTCCTTATTCTCGGCTTGGAGCTCCTCAATGGTTTTATGTTGCAATTCTATCATCGTATCTTCTTCGTGGCTCATTATTTATCCTTCAATTAGTTTAGTAAGTGAACCGCCCAAGCGATAATTTGTGCGTCCGCAGGACACCGGCACCGCACCTAACGCACCGGCCTCGTTATGTCCTTTTGTCGGCGATTGCTTTTCTGGCCTTGATTTTGGGATTATCATAG